GCTATCCGATGAATTCATTTTTATACCTGCTGGACAATATTAACAGTAACCCCCACTGGAGCCGGTAGTGCGCCAGAGCTTTGCACTATGGCAAGGTCAGGCTGGGTTAATAGAAATTCGAATACGTAACTCATTTTCATGTCACCATCATTTCTGACATAGCAACGCCCTCTGTCGCTGAACATATAACTCAGCAACTTATTAAGGTTTGGAATAGTGCAATCAGATATATTTGCCGCCGCTTTCATCATGATTAGCTTGCGGTAAACATCATTAGTCAGAGTTACTGTGGACGTGAGTACATCGCTTGTGTAGAAAGGTGCCTGGTCAAAAGGCTGCGGGTCATCCAGTGCTGATGGGGTAGACAGTGCCTCACCAAATCCGAACACTATCTTGTTCTCAGTCAAAGTTAATTGCCTGCTTACAACAACTATCTTTCCCCATACATCCAGACCGTATGTATCAGCAGTGTTTATATTCCATACCATTTCATAGAAATCATCGATAAACTTATCGATACCAACAGCTTCGTTGAAGGAATAAATTATAGATTTCAATTTCGGGCTGTCGGCATACTGAGTGAGAATAGTATCGGCGACATTTATCATGTGAGAGTCACCTGTATGTTTTGCCGATCGAGAGTGGGGATTTGGTCAATACCAAAGGTGGCAGATGTTGAATATGTCGTGCCATTCGTGCTGATGCTGATTCCGAATATATCAACGTTATCCGGGTCTATTTCGGTGATGCCTGCGTAATATCGTCCGGCATAAATGCTTGAGGCAATGCGTGCGCGCGTTCCTCCATCCTCACCCGTAAAGGCTCGGGTAACCGCATCTTTCACGCGCTCATCGATATCACTCGGCATGAAGTTATTATCAGCAAGCTCTACCCTGATATACACATTGACTGGTGCTGGGGTCTGCCACTTAATTTGATAGTCCGGGTATGGCTGCACATAATGCTCATCGTCATAAACGGTATAGGTGTTATTCCCCATCATCGGTGGCCCGGGCGGTAGTTTCTTGAAGATGGCAGTGGCGATATCTTCCGGCGCGCCGCCGTATGCGGCTACATACAGAGCGTGAGGCGCAAGGGGGTAATTTGTCGGCCCTTTGTTAACCGTGTTCTCTGTATTGTTCTGTGTGACATAAGCATCAGTTACGCCCGGTACGGCAAGCACGCTCGCGTAAATTGAACCGAGCTGGTTGTTTGCATTGCCCGCCACCGACTGCCTGCGGCGATATTCGAAGTTGGCGCGTCCTTCAACATCGTTACCCAGCACACCCGCCGCCGGGTTGGTGATGCCAGACCAGCCGGTAATCGCTCGATAAATCGTGTTCAGTGAACCAATCGGGCACGCAATCGCCCCGGTCGCCTGATTCTGGAACACAACATCTACTGCGCCACTGTCTGGAATGATCGCCTCTGCCAGCGAGTAATACAGGAATCCGGCGCTGTCCATCGCGGTACTGTTTGCCGGTATCACCGTACCAACAAGGCCAGTACACGTAGCTGTTACTGTGGTTCCGATTGCCGGGATGCGATCAATAAAGTAAATCTGTCCAATGGCATCCTGCATGCGGCCTAATGCGTAGTCAGGGTTTATCTGGTTGCTCAGCCATGCGAGATTGTCATTCTTGTCAGCGATAATGGCCGTAGCACTCATTGCCATCTGACCCTGCGGTGTGGTCAGGCTTTTGCTCATCCCGCCACCGGATGCTACGTCCAAGTCAGACAATCGGCCATTTAGAATATCCACCTCATCAGGAACCGAAATGCCAATATCGGAGAATGTGACGGATGGTACGGCTGTGGATACGGTTACTTCAGCCATTAGTTACCTCAGAATTGCACTGTAGATTGGTTATAGTTCGTGTCTGTTATGGTCATCACGCCTGATGCGCTGCGGGTCTGCTTATCGATAGTCACGGTGCAGAATGCGTCCTGAACGTAAGGAAGCTTTTTTGCCTCACTCTGCATCTTTGTATTGATGAGCTGAGTTCCCGGCCAGTGACCGAGAATGCGCTGGTAATAAGGGATGCCGAGCGTAGTGTCGTACCAGGCTTCTCCGAGGAACGTTGAGCAAGCGCAGGCCACATCTTGTGCGACGGCTAATGGGTTGCTGGCTATCGCGATATTTCCGGAATCATCGAGCTGGATATCCCAGGTTTCAGTGTCGAGCAGAAAGGATTTAGTCAGCATGGTTTTCTCCAGGTATAAAAAAACCCGCCGGAGCGGGTTGAAAAGATTGGCCGAGTTTTCGGTGGTTCACATTACTGCGCGCTGAATTCTGCTAATCTTGCTGCGCAGTGATTCAAGATGGTGTTGTAAAGATTGAAGCTGGAACAGTGCGGCTTCAACCTCATAGCCCATCTGACGCATTTCACCGAGCATCTTACCGAGTGGATTTGGGTTGTCGCCGTTAGGAACAAGCATGTCAGCTGGGTATCTCCATGGTGCGCTTAATGACCTTTCATCTATTCCGCGCATCCAGCTGTATTGCTCGTAGTAATTCATGGGGTAAGATATTGGCAGAGACATCTGCTTATTAGCCTTGCCGAGATACTCACCCTCAAGTGCATTCAGGTACTCAACCGCCTCACCGATTTGCGTCGGGGTAAGCTGGTGAATGTGCTTCACCTCAAATTGTTTGTGCACCAACTTCCAGATGTCAGGATAGATGCGCCCCATGCCGGTTGTAATCAGCCGCTCAGCTGTTTGGCGAAGAGGGGTGAGTTGCGTGGCAGTGGACTGGTGATCCTTTTTGCGTGGATTACTGACCTCCCCCTTCGTCCAATACTGGTAAAGTACATCGTCACACTCTTCCTGGTAGCAGGCTACCTTCTCGCGAAGTTCCGGGCGAACTTTGCCAACGTTGATAGTATGAAGCCACCCGGCCAGTTTGCGGAGGTTCAAACAAACGACCTCTCTGCGTTGAATATCACCTGGAAGCTGCATTGTGATCATCGCAACACAGCTCTTAAAGCGTTGTTTAATCTTGGTAAATTGCGATGCCCAGTCTAAGCCCATACCTTCAACGATTGGCCTCATTGGAACAAAAGGCTCGCCATCCTGATTGACCAAAAACAGCGCGTCTCCGTGAAACGGAACGTTGATGGTGGAGATCTGTGCTGATATACTCTTCATTGTTAGTTCCTTGCAAGTTGCTGACAAATTTGAAACCTCATCCGTTACAGCGGTTGGGGTTTCGTCGTTTTCATGCCTGTGCATTTTTCTCTCCAGTTAATCCATACGCCTTCCTAAGTTGGTAAATCATTTCAGTATTGAACTGGCGACACTGCTCACCACCATTTCTCTCTATTGCTGCGCGCACGTCTTCCGGGAATCTGACTTTGCGCTGATACATCTCTTTTGCCTTTTCCATGCTTACTCCTCTATGTCGCACCGTGGGGCATGCACTGATTGTCACACCGTGCGTCATTGAAGTCAACCCCACGGTGGGGCATACTTTGTTTAAATTGAAAATTATTTGCCAAGGACTCGAAAATGAGCAGAGAAGATCCGCAACTGAGAATCAGGCTTCCGTCTGATTTGAAAGACAAAATTGATAACTTATCGAAAGTTAACTCGCGATCGATGAACGCCGAGATTGTTAGCATCCTTCAGGGATACTTTGATTCCACAGAAGGTAAAGTGAGAACCGGGAACGTCGATACAGATCGGGAGTTACAACGCTTGCTGGTTAGCCTGAGAAGGCATGCTCAGGAGCAGGACATGCTGCTCAATGATTTTGTGCACATCCTCAACAAAAAGCCCACCTGATGGTGGGCTAGTTTTGGATGAATTATTTTTCTTCTAATTTATCAATCATATCTATGTAAATCTGCTCGCACGGCTTTCCTGGGTTTTTTGCTATCCATGCCGATGAATAATTTACGATATCTGTTGCTGAATTTGCATCCATTCCATGCTCTTTTATAAGTGCATCTCTCATTTTCTCAGGAGTATACCCTCTGTTTTTAATCAGCTCGCACCCTCCTGCGATAGATAGTGCGAATGTTCCTGCATCTGATTTTGCTTCTAAGCCGGCGCATAATCCGTAAGCTGGAGCAGTTGATAATAAGATGATTGCCAGTGCTTTTCTCATCGTTGAGGTCCTTGTGTGTTTGCGTTTCCTGATTCTACACCACCATGAATATGCGTCGATAGCTGCACGCCCTTACCTGTAACCTCTCCCGTTGCAGTGATGTTCCCTGCAAAGGTGAAGTCGCCCGCGTAACTGCCGGAGCCCTGATTAACAGGACCATTTAGCACTATGTTGCTGGCATTCACAGTGAAAGAGGAATCTGCGTTAACCTCAACAACTGGAGCAGTCATGCTTATAGTCAGTGGCGAAACTATCTCAATCCCATCATCAGCAAACTTCACATATTGATTCGGGTCTGCGTTCAGCACGCCGCCAAGATAAAGAGCGTCTGAATAGCTGTGCGTGCGGTTAGAGCCGGGAAGCGACGGTTTCTTTGTCTGCTTTACAGATGTAATATCGCGGTCGCATATCGCTATAAGGCCAATGTCGCCAGCTATGGGGGGCATTATAACGGCGCTGGCGCCGCGCTGTAATCGCCATACCGGAACGCCGTGAATGATTCCGTTTGGTATGCGGTCTCCACCACCAGTAAATCCATCTACCATTGGCCTTACTGATACTATGTCGCCGCTCTCATTAACTTTCTGAACTACAGCAAGTGTAATGAACGCCTGCCCCATCAGATATTGGCGCATTAGATGTTTTTGCGCGTTCGAGTCTGTTGTCGTATCTTCAGGTCGCGTTGTGAATAAATTCATTACTGCCTCACTGTGAGCTGTCCGATAGAAGCGTATACGATGGTGATCCACGGACCGCCTTCAGTCCACGAAGATAGGTAGTGAATAGCTGACTGCACGGTATAGATTCCGCTCCCGTTTGGCAGGGTTGTTTCAAGCTGTAGCTTTCTGCCGCGCAAAATCAGGTCGCTGTATATACATTGGAAGGTTATGCCTGTAGGAGTAAAGACTGGATATCCAACAAGTCCTGTTGAAGGTGAAACCAGTGGCACCGTGTCGTCTACATTTCCGTTCTGAGGCCAGATGTAGATAGCCCCAAGTCTGAAGTCTATATTTATCCCTGCAAGCTCTGCCACTTGATGAATTTGAGATATTGGATCGCCAACAAAATAGGGATTTTCAACTTTTGAATTAACGCCATTGTTGACCAATGTGTAATTTATGCTGGCTGCAATGGACTGGATGATTTCAGCAACGCTTGCAACCCCTTCTCGAAAGAAAGGAGGTGCAGAAATTGACTGGTCAAATCCGGTTGAAAAAGCACTAATAATCAAGGCTGCATCAGGCATCTGATTCAGGTCAGAAAAACAAGCTGTAATCGAACCAAAAAACACCGGCTTATCGTCAGCCCATACCTTCATCATGTTCTGCTTGGCGCCGTTGTACTGTATTCCTTTGTAACTCAAGGCTGCCATATTATCGATGCTTAAGCCGTACACTCTCGCTTCGATATTCGTTCCAGCTATGCCGCCATACGCCCCAATTTCAATATCTGCCTTGATATTGTCGATAGTCAGAATGTTGTTCCCTGACTCGTCAAACGCGCCTTCTTTCAGGGTGAACTGAAATTTAAGAGTTCGCTTTTTGTAAGTCATCAGGCCATCTCTTCTGCGGTTGCGTAAAACAGTTTGAAGCGCGAGCCAAGCTCATCGTAACAAGGATCAAGATTTCCTTTGATGTCAGCAAAAAACAGTTCACCTCTGATTTTCAGGTAGGGGTAGCGGATAATCTTGTTGCAGTTAAGGCAGAGGACACCCTGAGCGATCCACCGATTATCTATGCCAACGTCCATAAACAGCCCAGTAGAGCGCTGCACAATTCTGAGAGTCATCGCCTGACCATCAAGCGTTATGCTGACCTCCTGAGCCTTCCAGGGCTTCAATGAGATGTTTTGCATCAGCTTAGCCCCGCTACCAGTTCTTTGACTGTCGATGAAAGGTTATTAATCGCTGATGTTGCAGCGCCGTTGATTGATGTCGATACACCCGCCGCAGTGCTGCTGGCGACTGATGAAACTGAAGTGGCTACAGTCGTTGCAGCACTTGAGAGTGAATCTTTCATGCCTGCCAGTGCGCCTTTGACATCATCCAGCGTTGAGCCAGAAGCGGTTGAGTTAGCTTTCTCAGTGACTGCGCTGGCCGCTTTACTCGTTGAATTCGAAGTTGTGCTGCTTGTGGCGGTGGTGCTTGTTAAGGTGACTTCTGATGTCTGTAGTATCGCTTCGAAAATAGCTTCCACTGTTAGCAGCGTTACGTCATGACTCGATGTCCGATAGTTGTATCTCACCAGGTCATAATCTTCATATGTCGTGTCTGGCGTCTCAATATCATACGTCAGAGCATTATTCACCATTCCATCCAGCGTGGATAACATTCCAGCACGACTGCTCAGAGTAAAATTTGTCAGGTTGGGGATACCTCCGCTGAAACCAGTCCAGCCCTCCAGGGTGAAAAGAACCCGGATTATTGGCGGCCTTTTTACTTTATTAAACGAGTTATAGGAGCCTTGTTCTACCGGCGCCGACACCACCGACGCATCTGCACCATATTCGATACCGAGGACTGACGACGGTTTTAGCGCCGCAGCTCCTGATTTCAGGTAGATTCCATACCCAGGAACAATAGTGCTATTAATGATCGAAAAGATATTGCCGCTCGATATAGCGCTGAGCAGCGTTGTTTCGTTAAGAGAGAACGCCATTATCCCCCCTGGCCTGACATTGAAGGTGTGATTAGCCTGTTACGCTGTACGTTACGCTGTATATCTTTACTCAAGGCATTCGTGTTGTTAGCTGAGGTCTGCATATTGACCTCTCCGATATGGATGTCAGTCTTGCTACCCTGCGCCGGCTGTTGCTGCATAGATTGTTGACGCATCGCTGTCGCGGTAGCGCCAACCTGAATTCCACTGAGAATATCTTGATCGGTTATGTACTTTTTGCCATCGGGCCCATTCTCATGATTGATGATGCCTCTCATGAGTTTGAAAATAGTTTCAGTATCGCTACCAGAAAGCTTTTCATTGGCACCTTTCCCGGTGGCACCAACGAGCTGGCGAACGTATGACCCAACGTTGTTATTATCACTTGCGGGAGCGTACTTATTCACTATCGACTCAATAGTATCTACGCCGCGCCCAATATATAGCTGGAGCTGTTTATAGAGTGCCGCAATACCGTCTCGCATGCTGCCAAATACAGCAAATCGACCGTTTTCCCCCTGCTCTTTGGAGGCGCCGGCCTGATTGTTAAAATTGAGATTTCCGGGGTTTTTATTCCTTATGCCGCGAGGCTGGAGGGTTCCATAAGCATCATACTTATTACTGGCGTCGCCAGTGTCGGATATTGAATCCCACAACGTATATGCTTTTTTAAGCCATGTATCAGCCTTTCCTAAAATGCCATCGCTACTACCTTTATTCTCATTCATCTTATCAACGAGATACTGACCGGTAGTCTTCCCTTGCTTTTTAGCCTCATCTTCAGCGGTTCCCAACTTGTCCCAGGCGCTAACAGCAGCTATGGCAATAAGCAACGGGCCAAATGACTTGGCCACTTGCGCCACCGCAGAGGTGATTTTTAGCGCCCAACTCCCGGCAATGAAAGCTGCCAAGATCAGTAATGCATTTTTCCAATCCCCAACTGCATCTACAACTTTAGATATTTCATTAGCTGAATCACTGAAGAACTTCTCTATTTCGGGTCCGTGATTTGTTATCCAAATTCCAAATTTCTCAATTAGCGGAATCAGCTTCTCAACGTATGGAATCAGCGCGGTATAAAGGACTTGAGCTGCCGCAGAGAAGTTCATCTTCATTTCTACAAGACGCCTGTTAAGTTCCAGAGCCTTTTTATTGGCATCCTCTCCGGCTCGAGAAATATTAGCGAAGCGGTCAGCATCTGTTACCAGCTGCCCGCTGCTTAAACCTTGCTGAATACCGTTATCAAAACCGAACATCCCGCCAAATCTGCGCTTCGCATCCTCATTCAATTTATTCCAGTTAGATGCAATCTTGCGCATGACCTCTTCGGAGTTATCGTTTTGATAATCGAAGTTAGCTCCGGTCGCGCCCGAAAAATTCGCCAAAGCGCCGAACAGTGGATCATCCTGTCCTCCGCCTGTTCTGATTTGTGTCAGTACATTCTGTAATGCTTGCAGGTTTCCAGTGATACGGTCGGCACTTGAGCCGGCAGCCTCTGCTGATCGCTCCCAGCCATCAAGGGCTTTTGATGACATATCGAGAGACCTGGACTCAACACCAAGTCGAACCAGATCGGATGTCATACTTGTGACGAATTTCTTGATTCCCTGCGCCGACAGCGTAATACCTACCAGCGCCAGCAATTCTGTCTTAATTGACCCAAAGAATGAGGCCGCTCTTTTACCTGCGGCCTCCATATCTTTTGCTGTCCGGTCAGCGTTATCTCTGGTTTCATCCAGACCTTCGCCAACCTCTTTTCTGCCTTTGTTGAAACCGGATGAGTCGAGGCCAAGCGTGACCACTAACGCATCAATAATCGTTGCCATCAGCCAGCCTCTCGCGCTTTGTTAATGACCATCTGGTTGTAGTTATCCACGGTGATAATCTCCAGCCACCACCACATATCCTCGACACCCAGCGTTGTGCTCAGCTCGGTAAGAGAGCATTTCCCGGAGGAGAGCACAGTCGCTATGGTTTTCGGCATGTTGACGTAATCGACCAGACCATGAACCGTGTCATTCATGATTGGCGGTATGTCTAAAGGGAGGCGGCGGTGAAAAAATCTACGTGGAGTTTAAATACTTCGGCGCGCAACTTCAGGCGGGTTGCGACTTCTTCTGTGTCATCGTCAATCAGATTTCGCTGGATGGAATGGTTATCAGGATTTGGCACGGCTTTAACGCAGGCCATCAGCTCATCCAGCAGCGGCTTTGCATCCTCGGGTGGAATCTTGGCAACCATTTCGAGACCAACCTTCGCCATGCCAGCCATCCCCATTTCAGAGAAGTTATCTGGCATGTTCACGCCGTTCTTCGCCATCGCCATGCCTGCACGAATGGCCCACCACTCAGCAGCAGAGGCTGACATTTCTTTGATGTAGAAAACTTTGCCCGCATCGCGGCCTTTACTTTCTACGGTATAAAATAGTTCTTTGCGCGCCATGTTATTCCTTATGCGTTGTACGCTTCGCCTGTAACGTTTTCCCAGTTAATCTGGTATGTCATCGCCTGCAGCACTCGCTGAGCGTCAGGCATCGCCTTAACGCGCTGCAATACACCATTGGTGAGCGTGAACTTGCGGCTGATAGCTGGCAGGATTATTGTCGCGTTACAGCGAAATACTGCTACTGAGGTGCGTGATGTCAGCGCCCAGGTTTCGAAAAGCTCACGGCTCGGGCTGTCTGGCATGATGGTGATTGTTTGCAGGTTCTCGCCGAAAACGAAACCGGCAGACAGCTTGCCATCAGCGCCACGAACAGACTGCGCAAGCTCAGTATCGCCGAGGGCAAACATTGCATCCGCAGCGTACCCCTCAAGAATCTGCGCGCTGGGGAAAAGGTTGGTGACGGTCAGCGAGAAAATTGCGTCAGCGCTTGTGATTGTATTAGCCATTTACCTGCTCCTATTGAACCATGATGGACGCTAACGTTAATTTCTGGACGCTTCCGCCATCCGTGTAATAGAAGGAGCAGCCGGGACGAATACGCTGTGCTCGCTGCTCTGCCGTTGCTCGCGGGATGAACAGATACCAGCCTTTCGCCAGAATCGATGCCGCCACATCCATACCTACCGCGTTGTTAATCTCAGAAATCTGAGAGCTGGACAGGTCAATGCCGGTACGGATGCCGCCAAATGTGATGCCCTGGTTGATGGTGTCAGAGAGAGATGCCTCAATAGCTGCATTACCACGCGTGTTATACGGCAGTGATCGGTTGGATTTAAACAGCTCAATAGTGTCCTGCGTCAGTCGCGCATTCAGCCAAATCTGGAAGCAGAATGAATCCAGCCATTTGAAATCGCCGGTTACGGTTCCGTCTGCCCAATAGCGGGTATCGTAGTTATTTGCTGCGTATGAACCGTAGAAGTTATAACCGTTGGCAATCAGAGCGTCGTAGTTAGCTGAGGATGCGACTGTTGCCAGCAGGCCGGACAGCGATCGGAACTTAAACGGCACCCGGCCTTCCTGCCGGTCAAAATCCAGTGACGCCGCATAACCAAGAACGGCCGCTGCATGAACCTGTGAGCCATACACCGGGATGATGTTGGCGTAGCCATATACTTTGATTATCTGATGCGAAAGAGTCTCTGTAGAGCCTGCAACGAGCGCTGATTCATCACTTGTGAACGGCACATAGCCGAAGCGATCGTTCTGCGCGTTATTCCACGCTGAGAAGGCCAGAGCCTGTGACTCTGTCGGCGTGAATGCTGTAGTGAAAATAGCCCAGTTCTGTGATGAGTCCAGCACGTCATTCATCGTATCCGTCACAACAGATGGCGCAGCGCCTTGAGATAAAACAGCTCCTGTTGCGGCCGTGAGTTTGAGTCCTGCAGAAAGGGTACCGCTGGCGTAACTGATAGTGCTGTTAACACCTTCGCTTACCGCAGTAATGATGAAGGCTTTTTGCGTGGTGTCGAACTCAACGGCCACGTCATCGCCCAGGCCGGTTTCAATCAGAGTCGCAGCTTGTGCGAAACTGGTGGCGCCACTCAGGTCAATGCTTGAAGATGTGACTGCGGTTCCGTCGACGGTGATTGTAAGCTCGCCGCTAAGCAGTTTCAGCTGCTCCAGCGTGACTGTAGCCATCGAGCCAGAGCGTAGCCATGCGGATGCCGCCTCGGTGCTGAACCGTCCAAACAGTAACGCGCCCGGTGTCTTGGTCGAATTGTCATAGCCGGCGTAATAAACCTCCGCCATGCTGAACTCAATCGACGCGCTGCCAAAGTATGATGCTACGTCTTCCTTTGTGGTAAAGGTTGTGACGCTTCCTACCGGAGCGTAGGCGCTGTCGGTAAGGATAAGGCCATTCAAATCTAACGCTGAGCCGCCAGCAGGCAGCACGCCAGGGTTAATCTGGACGTCCTTTCTTAATGGGATTGCCATTTATGCATTCTCCGGTGGGTATTTTAAATCTGCGGCGATGACGCCAACAGTTATGTTGTCTATGAAGTCTCGCGGGGTAGTGACTATCGGGTTGTACTGTCCAATGAATTCCATCGTCCAGCGACTTTCGTACTGCTGCTCGCCGTTAATCATCGTGGTTTGATGCGGGTCAGAGCAGTAATGAGGGGTCAGCGGGCTATTGTTGTTTCGGAACCATTCACAGGCGTATTCAGAGCGGACCATTGTGCCGATAATCGCCGCATTGTCCGCCGCAGCAGGGCCGTAGCAGTCAATCTGGCAGGGCCACTGAATGCTACGCTGCGTCAGCTCTTTACCCTCTCCACGCACGCCGTTATCGTCGTACTGCACACGGTTAGTGGATAGCCCCACATGCCGCATCGGCGTCATGATGATGAAATCACCGGTTGGCATTGGCGTGAGGTTTTGCTGACCATCCAACACGTTGTCCACTGGAAGACCGGTAAGCTCCATCAGGAACGCCTGTAGCGGGATGAGCAGTTCCAGCTCTTTAACGCTTACTGTTGCCATCAAGTCACCTGCTGATTCAGAATGAGCTTGCACCAGTCCGGCCAGACCTCAACCACCTTCACGACCAGCCACTTCTGTTCCCCGAGCATCAAAATATCGCCACCTTTTTGCTCTGGCCGGTTAACGCCGCTGAAATTCCCATTCAGGTATGCAGTGCGCAGAATCCCCTGAATGTTCACAGCATCAACCTGCCGAAGGTCAGTAGATGTCAGCTCCTGCAGTTGCACCGTTACCGGCACGTCTATGTAGGATGGGTGCCTCTGGCCGCCGGGTAGAGTGACGGCGCCGTTATAGACTTTGAAGACTGCCTCTGTGTCAGGGTTAACCCGGGTGATGGCTCCGCGAACAATTCCGTGCAGGTTCATCAGGTCACCTCATAGTTCACGTCGGCAAACATTTCCCCAGTGTCCACGAGTGGCTTGGTTGAGTTGTTTGGCCTGTCTTTTCTCGTACGTCTTCGCTCGAGTGTTACTGGTGACAACTCTGGCTCCATAAGATCTGAGATTGACTGCTGGATATCGCCCTTGATTTGCGCGCCAGCAACCTCAAGAACAGACCTTGCATCAATACCACGTTCAAGACCCCGCGCTATTGTGTCGGCCCACTCCTTTTTGTGATCGGAGATGGCTGTACGGAAGAATGGTCGCGGAGGTTGGTTATTGGCAGGGTCGCCATACTCATTTCTGGCGGCAACCATCGAGATGGGCGTGCCATCTGGATAAGCGGCACCGCTGTAAAAACCAGACTTCACCTCGGTAGCATTGAGCCGCTCTGCCATCTCTTGCAGGTAACGATCCAGACCGCTAGTCATAAGCACTCCCCGGGTAGTAGTTCGCCATTCTGTAAACCTTGGTGGCCTGCCAGTAGTCCATTCCGTAAGGGCTTTGCGTGTACCATGCGTAACGGAACTCGGTAGGCCCCATGTCGGATGAAACTGACACGCTACCTTCCGATGCAGATGCGATGCGCCCTACCATTCCCGATCCACCGTTACCTTTCGAATCCCCATACCTCAGATGCGCGATATGCGCCATCAGCAGATAGAGCAAACGCTCCCGCTTGACGGAGTCAATGACGAGTGAGAAATCGGTGTTGTCGAGGTAATCAGTAGCCTGGTCGAACAGGAATGGGAGTAACGCGTTGTCTACATTGGAAAACCCGGGGAGCATGGCGCGGAATCTGGGGATATCCAGAGTCACTATCGCCATGAGTTATTCCTCTTTCAGTGGCTCCACGCCAGCGGCTTTGGTGCTTGCCTGTTCGAGTCCGGTCTTCTGTTTTGACCGCTCCAGTGAAGCATCAGCAACTGATTTATCGTCGGTCACGGCGAACACGATGCCGTTCTTAATAAACTTGGATTCGGCATGGTTTTTCGCGAAAGTTTCCCATGCTTCCGCTGGGACATCGCGAGTGATACCGAAGCCGTTAATCAGAGCGGAGCTGTTAACCCCGTTCAGAATAATTTTATGTTCACCATGATTGAACGAAAGGCCGTTAGGCAGTTTGCAGCCAACGATGTATGAATCGATTTTTGCAGCCATCGGTTAAACTCCCAGCATTTGAGCAAACAGGAACGGCTGCGTGATTACAGCGCCGTAGGTTGTGCCAGAGTGCTTCTGCTTCCAGCTTGATGTCATGGTGATAACGGGGTGGGCGCGAAGCTTCTCGCTGTAGGCGCAGTAGCCAGCCTGCTGGCCCTGAGCGGTTTCAACGAACATCTGCACCAGCTCACCGGCATCAGTATCATACTGAGGTGCTACTTCAACGCGCAGGTTGGTGAACGTGTCTTTCACCATTTTTTCTACGGTGTTACCGAAGATTTCGTTCGACTTTTTGAACCACACAGACGCTTTAGGGCTCATTGCCAGAACAAGCGGCGAGGCCATATCCACGCCGTCACCTACTGCGCCATTGGTGCGGGCGATCAGGTCAGCGTAAAGCGCCAGAATGTCGTTGTAGACATCGACAACCTGCTTGTCTTTCCACTGCGTCGCCCCGCCCACAGTAGCAGGGGTGATCGGAGTTGGCAGTGCCGGGTCGTTCAGGATGCCGAAGTTCAGCAATCCAGATACGCCGTAGAAGTAGAACTGGTTCTGAGCCTGGTTAAGAGTCCACGCAGCAGCACGCTGCTTCTCTGCAACGTATGGCAGCATAGCGAGGCCATAGCGCTCCTGCTCCAGTTCGCCGTAGGTAACCATGGTCTGGTAGCGATATACCTGACGGTTTTCCCAACCGTTGGTCACCTGGTTAGCACCCTGCTCACTGTAGTCGTCATACGCTACAACGTCGCCGGACTGCTCTACGCGCTGGATCATCATAGTATCCTGCGCCCACGAACCTTTTTTCTTCTCGCCCAGAATATCGGTGGCCTTCTGCTTGGCGAAGATGGTGCGCACAATTTCAGGGTCGATGAAGGTTGAGACAATGGCCGGGATGCCGCCGTTGGGTGGCATACCTGGCTGTACATCCGCATCCATCGCAAAGCGAGTAACAGTTGGCGGGATAAACATGCCGCGAGATTCGGCTTCCGCTTTGAAGGCCGCGAAATCAGCCTGATTCAGTTGAGGCATTATGCTTTGCTCCAGGTAGAGATAATCAGTAGGTCACCGATGGTCGCAGGCGATGCCACATACCAGTCAGTTTCAACAGCGCCATCAATGGTTGCGCCAGCTTCGCCCGTAGCCAGAAGCCCGGTAGCCAGCACAGCAAATACTTTCTGCCCCACGGTTGCGGCAGTAGTCGATCTGGCCCAGAAGTCACCACCAACAATCGGTGAGGCTTCACGTCCTGACGGAATCAGCAGGCTGTTGCTCTGCAGGTAGTTGATCGTCGCATTGGCGTTGTTGTAAATGAATCCAACCGGCTTGCCGGTGCCGGTGTTGTTGAGTTTTTTCGGGTCAGTCGCATCGCGCCATGCGAATCGGCACATGTACAGGCCATTTGTGCCAGCCTGGAATGCGCCTGGGCCACCTGCGGCAGCGATAATGGGGCTGTTTGATGCTGGCTGACCTTCCTGGCCTACGCCAGAATAGAGTCTTACTTCATTCTGAAACGCCATGGTTATTTGCCCTCGAAGAAGTTTTTCACGTTATCGCGTGAAGTTGAGGTGATCGGGGTGGAGTCTTGCGCCATTGCCGCAGGTCGGGCATATGCTTTGAAAACAGAGCTGAGAGCGGCAGCAGGTAGTGCTGCATGGTCATCGCAACCCAGCTGTTTCAGCGCGGTGCGATAGACCTCTTCAGCGCTGTCACAGGCCAGCTCACCGACTACCGGACGCACATCACGCTCGGCCTGACGCAAAGCAGCATGTTCTGCACGCAGCTCTTTGCGCATTGAGTCCATGGCAAGCTTGCTGTCTTTCGCCATTTTCTCTTTGTCGGCGTCGTTGTCTTTTGCTTTTTTGTCCTTGTCGTCTTCGCTGTCATTGGCCTTGCGGTCAGCGTCGCGGTCTTTGTTTTCACGCTCTTCACGCTCTTTCAGCTCTTTCTCTTCGCGCTTCAGGCGCTCTGCTTCAGACTCGTTGTCGCGTTCTGCTTCGGTGGCGCTGTCTTTGATGACTTCTTCCACTTTGCTTTTTACTTCATCAGGGTCGGCATCGCTTGCCAGTTTCGGCAGGATATAAGTCCAGAACTTGTCTAGTTTCGACATCAGGTTTTTTCCTATTGATGGTTTGGAGTCATAAACAAACACGTCGGGGCCAGCCCGACCACTTGGCACGATAGCCACGTGATTACAAACGATGTCGCGCATAACTCCATCGTATGCCTCTCCCTCGTACACGCCTGGCGTCATGTCTAATCGGTAGCGGTAGGAGGATGAAATTTCTTTTTGCTTCTCGCTTTCCACGCCGATGATGGAATTGACATCCCAGATAACCAGCGAGTTTTTCAGGTATTGGCCGTCAAATTCAGCGTTTCCACCGGTTGCCCCGATGATTGCCTCTTTTGGCGGGTCGATTACTGAAACGGCCACGTGCTTATTGAGCAGCGGCTGATTATTGAAGGTGGGAATCGCCTTGCGCAGCTCTTCAGGGTCACGCAGCAGGCGATACGCTTTATCAGGGATAAGCCCCAACGATTCACCGTCGGGAATTTCTTTGCCGTAGTAGACGCAGACATTCGATTTACTGATGGGCGTCAATTCGACGTGCATCTTCCCGTCTGCGTCATAACGGCGAACACTCGCCCGGTCAAAGGCAAGCTTCACGTCTTTCATGTGGTCACCTTTCTTCAGGCAATAAAAAAGGCCACTGGAGTGACCTGTTTAAAATGGCAGCCTTGGCCGCCACGAACACCCGCAGTTTGGAAGCTGGCCGGGCATGATGTACTCGCCGTCAATCAAACACCCCTTGTCCAGCCTGAAAATGCGCTTCTCTTTGCCGGCTTTAACGTGACTGTGGCGTGGCCTATTGCTGCCACCACTGTGCAGCCACTCGCCCTCTTCGATACCTGCTGCCATTTGCCGGGCAGCTGACAGGGCGCTGGTAGCCTTTCGCACCTGGTCACGAGCGATGAACTCAGCACGCCGCCGGGTGATACCGTGTCGCTTACTGAAGTTACGCTCAATCTCGTCGGCCAGCATCTTGCGATCGCCTCCTCGCGCCACTGCCCGGAACACCATACCCTCCACCTCAGTGAAGTATTTCTCCGGGATTGAGCGAATCAGCGATACGTTCTCAGCAATGATAGCGTCACGCTTCTGAAGCATGGCTTCCGACCACTGCATGTTGATGGTCATGCCTTCGGTTCTGGCTGCTGCCAGCAGGCCGCGATCGACTGCTTCACCCGTCCTTTTTTCGATGGCCTCAGCCATCGGCAGGGAACGGGCAATGAAGCGGTCTACCCATTTCTTTGCAAGCGATTTCAGAGCAGTGCGGAGCATGCTGACAGGGTTAGCATCCATCGCCAGAGCGGAGTCAGTAGCAAGGGGGTTGTCGCGAACGATATCCACAATCTGCAACCGTACATCGGTATTCATCTCGCGGATTTCGGCGAGTAGCTCGCGTCGGTACCACTTGATGTTCCCGGCGTTATAGTTGACCGGCCTCAGCGTCTTCCTCTTCTTCCGGTTCATAATCGCCATCCAGATTCTCGAAACCGGAGCCCTCAATGGACTTCAGTGCGTCGCGTGCTTCTTCGCTGCTAACCAGCTGGGAGTCAGCAGCCTTGGTTACTGAGGTGATACGGATATCAACGATCTCCGCTTTCTCTTTCTCACTCAGCTCATCCAAAGGGCGGAACTCGAAGAAGATGTTCTTCTTGATTTCACCGAACTCAGAGAGCTGGATAATCTTGAAGATGTTCTCAAGCGCCCGGCGGATATCGCGCTCTTGCATACCTGAGATAGTTTCGTGCCATGTCTCAAGCTCAGAGTCGCCCGATGCATTCAGGCCAGCAGGAGCGTTACCAAGCAGTTTCAGGTTGGTGATTCGCGCCGGGATACACATCTGGTCCTGATAGTTCGACAGGAGGTTTGACAGCTCGCTGAGAGAGGTCTGCATGTGAAGCAGGTCTTCCTCTTGGT